TATAGAGATCCACCAGATCAAGATAGGCAAGAAAGGCCCCATATCTGCCGGTTGACAGCAGGCCTTTCTTTTTCTTTAACTGTATCTCGAGATCTCGTATCTTCGCATCCTTATGGGCTTTTTTTCCTCTGCCGAAACTCTCCCATACCCGTTTACCGTTTAAATAGTAGACACAGTAGACGAGGCCGGTTTTTTTGGTATAGACGGGCATCTTTTGGCCGCAGATTTTCAGGATTATTAGGGTTGAAATTAGATTGCTTCGTCGCTTCGCTCCTCGCAATGACAAAAAAGAGTCATTGCGAGCCCCGAAGGAGCGTGGCAATCTCAAATTTCAAAGTCAATAAATATTAGATTATTTTTTTTACAATATTCTCTGTCCCGATAGGATCGGCATTTTAGGTTTTTTTTTCATTATTTATAGAGGATTTTGCCTGGCTCTTTTCTTCCTGTAGAGCTTTATGGAGCAGCCGGATATTAATGGCCAGACTGGCGCCATACTTTGTGTGAGATGCCAATACCGCACGGGCCATTTGCACGAGATCTTCGCCCTGAATCTCCATATATCTTTGCCCATGTTCGATAATGCGGAGCGCCTGCCGGTCTGTATATAGCAGATCATTAACAGATACGTGAAAGAATTTTGCGAACGCAGTCAGGAATATCTTTTGTGGACGTTTGATGTCCTCTTCTTTTTCATAGTTCCGATATCGATGGATTGTGGCTTGCGAGCATTCGATTTTTTCTGCCATGGCCTCTTGATTGAGGCCCGCTTGTCCCATAAAAAATCTCACGTTGCGTGAAAAGAGAATGTAATCGGGCTTATACAGCTTCTTGAGCTGTTTTTTGGATACAAAGGGTATTTTGATCGAACCAGGAGGATATAATTCTTCTCCTCTGAGATATGATTCCCATAAAGGATAATTTTTTCTAATCCCATCCCAGAATTTAATCCCGCCATATTTGATTTTTGCTTTTTTCAGGCTTGTTATATAACTCTCTGTTACTCCTATATTTTTTGCCAGCTCTCTTTGACGAATACCTAATATATTTTTCATATCATTTATTCGCTTTTTGAATACTGTTATTTTTTTTTGATTTTTATGCATTTTTTACTTGACAATTATCTATTTATTTGAATATATGTTTTTAAAATGATTACAACGAAAGAATCATATCGATCAAAACCAAATCTAAAGGAGGCCTTATATGAACGAGAAACAATTTGGGCAATCAGGTATATTTAATTCCGCTAATATATCTAAATATGAACCTCATGTCTCTCAATTCATCAAAGAATGCTATCCCCACTATGGCCAATTTCTGGACTTTATAAGAAGTAATGATCCTATCGATAGTCTAAACATCCTTCCAGCCCAAAGACGAGAGATGTATGGTACTTACCAAACCTGGTGCAGGAGAAAGGATATGTTATCCCTCAACCGGCATGTTTTTTATAATACCATCATTTATATTGGCTTTCGTCTTCACAAAGCGCCGGATCCTGGCCTTGCTGATATAGCACAAACGCTTTCTGGCTCTTTGTAAAAATGCTAAAAATCTCTTCCCATATGGTAGCAGGGTCGGGGTCGTGATCTTTGTAATAAGTTGGATCGCTAAGAACAAGCCGATTTCTCTCTAAAAGAAAGGCAAGGGTTAAATTAGACCCAATAAGTTGTGTTATTTGTTCTTCATTCATAGAAAACTCCTTATGAAAGTTATTATGATATGAAAATATTCAGAAACCTTATTCATAAACCATCGGAAAAAAATTTCCAACAAAAAAATCACAATCGAAACCGAGCCGCTCTTAATTATTTATGTGAGCTCGGTTTTTTTATGCCTGAAATCCGAAAGGCCCTCCTGGATCTGAATGGGATCAAGCTCAAGTATATGGTCTGTAAGAAAGCCACTTTTGGCACATTGAGCCGTACCAATCAAGGATCGCTGCATAATAAACAGGCTCAGATTGTTATTGCTAAGAAGTTAAAGCTAACGGTCAATGAGCTGTTTCATCATTAAATACAAATGTAAAAAAAACAATAAGTCAAAGGAGGAATTATTTATATGGATATTGATCGAATTATTGATGAGCTGGATATTGCCGTAAAAAAATATCCAATGAAGGCCCTGGCACCGGAAATTGGCAAACGTTATGGGACCCTTGCGAATGAGTTTTCAGACCAACCCGGATATAAGCTCGGATTTATCACTGTCCTCCAAATCCTGGAAATGACAAAGGATTTGACGGCCCTTGATATGATTGAGGAGAGCTTTGGCCGGGTTCCGATTGTGATCCCGAAGCCTGAAAAAGGTAAGATGACAGAGATTATGCATCTTGTATCGAGGATGTCAAAAAAGTTTGGAGAGAGCATCAAGTCACTGGCAGATGCCATACAGGATGGCGTGATTACAAAGAACAAAGCTGAGATGTGCCTGAAAGAAAATATGCGTCTAATCAAGGTTGCCCTGGAACTTGAGGCATATCTGGAACAGTTTGTGGATACTAAAAGGAGCGCAGATGAATGATTTAACTGTGAGTATTATATTGGGGGGTTGTTGATTGCAGATTGAAGCACTTTCAAATGCATAGCAAGATTGTGCCTGCTCCTGCCGCATGGGGTGGCAAGAGGATACACTCGACTCATTTTTATGTGACACCCTCTTTAAGGGGCAGGTACAAGACTATATGCCTATACAGAATAAAGGGATATTTCTATGAGAAAACAAAATCAAAGTAAAGGAGCACGAAAAGCAAGAAAAGAGGCTCTGTTTGCTGGGCTCTGGCGCAATTTTGGGCATCCCTCTCATGTATCAGGTATGAAACGATTTATTCGACTTATGGATTCCAGAATTCCCGATTTGCTGTTGTATTCACAATGTGTGGAAAAGAATCAATCAAAGATAGGGAATTTTTGATTAAAGGAAGTGTAAGTATGCGACTGCGACTTTTATCCGCCGATCTTTTGGCGGGTATGCAGTTATCCATGGGTACCGTGCTCTAATAACAAGACTACACGGGCCGGATCAGTCGGAGGAGCGGTTGCCGGCATACACTTTGATCTGAAGGGCAGGTCATGGGCGGGTGTCACTGGTTTCTTGGTGGAGTTTCCAGGTATGTGCCCGTCCATAGGCCAATGTGGTATCCCTGCCCTTTGTTTACCCATAGCACAGAGAGAATAGTATGATCTACTTTTTATTGAATGTGCTGATCTTTTTTTGCCTTATTCTTATGTCGCCTTTTTTTGCCATTTTAGGCGCTATTGAGGCCATTATTGATCTGTGGACCCTGGATCGGGTACCATTCGGGAAACGAATTGGAGGGATATACAGCGTCAATGAATCGAATAAGCAAAAAAGCAAAGCGCCGGTTCCTCGATGGCCGGAACAGGAATGAATATCCTATATAAAGGAGTTTATCATGGAGGATATCAAAAAGGATTATTATAGCTCGTTGTATCAGCGATTGAGAGGATTTTTGCGCGTGGTTACTGTGTATCGAAGCGCAGCATCCGAATATTGGTATTTTTTACTGCCTTCCAAAAATTCAACGCCGATTATAAGAGATAAACACCAACTCAGGTTATTTTATCGGCCAGGCAGCGGATTTGCCGCGGTTGTATGGAGGCCGAATGATCAACAGTTGCGCATACCAACAATGATGGAATTTTACCAGGCATATGGATGATATGAGCGCATTAGAGAAACAGGTAGGCGGCGATCATTATAAAGGGTTTGTGATACAGCCGGTGGAATTCATTGCTCGGAATAAGCTGGGATTTTTAGAAGGCGGAATCATTAAGCGGATCTGCCGCTATAATAAGCCAGGCGGCAAGGGCTGGGAAGATTTAGAAAAGATCAAGCATGAGGTTGATCTTTTGATTGAATTGGAGGGATGGAGCAATGAAAAGACATAAGACGATACTATATTTCTGTCTGATTGTTTTACTCTCGCCTCTGATGGATATTCTTATAGCTATTGAAGCAATGATCAATTTATTGACAATCGGTGAATTTAAGGTGAACAAGAGAGCAAAAACATGGCCGATTTATGACTAAAAATAATAACATAGTTCCTTTTCCGAAAAAAGAAATTGAGTCTGTTGTTGAAGAATTGCTGGAATTATACAAAAAAGGAAAGGTTAATAATCTAATCTTGACCTATACGGTCGATGGATACAAAGGCTACGAACATTCAATAGTTAGGTACTGGTTCGCTGAGAAGTCCTGTTTATATGCGCTGGGATTGATTGAAAATATGAAAAGCATCGTATTGAATTATATGAAACAGAATAAAGATGAGACGGATGCAGAATATCCCGGATAAGGAAATATATCGAATCCGCAAAATGGCCATGCATGAGATAGGTCATTTTGATAATAGGGCCTGGCTGGCCCTGGCCAGATTATTGGGGCTACATTTTCCATTTGGTGATTTAGATAAAATCGATTTTCTTGTTGAAGTGAAGAAAAATTTTATATTAGGCGGAGCCAATGAAGATACAAAACTCTGATCATGATTTTATTGGCCATTATGTCATTTATAAAGGACAAAAATGCTTAGTGACTGGGGTGATGAGAAAGCATCAATCGAATCGAGGAAATTTTTATAGATTATGGATTATTAAGAAAAATCAAGAGATTTGGACAAAAGGAAATGCCTGTTTTCAAAATATTATAAAAAAAAGTGCTGAGAATTTTTGAATATGAAAGAAATCCACTTAAAAAACGGACGGATTATAAAAACCACATGGTTTCGGATAGATGAGGCCGCCGCATATTGCGGACTATCACGCACAGCCTTTACCATGCATACAAAAGAATTGCCTCATGGCGGGAATAATAGAACCAGATTGTATGATGAGAAAATATTGAATGCCTGGATACGAAATGAGCTGGATATACCATTTGCGTCTACTGAATCTGAAAAAAAAGACGCTAAAAAGAATATGATAAGATATCGAAGGACCGCCATCAAAGAAGATCAGCTCCTGGTACATCCGAACACTGGAAAGATTTATGGACCTAAAAAAGAAGACACCCACAAAGCCACAAAGCAGCATGATCGAGCAGATATTTGATTTGCTTATGAAAGAGGCCCGGGAACGATCAGGTAATGATCTTGTTGCCAGGATTTATAATGTATCAATGGAGTTAGATGGTAAAATCATAGATAAAATGGCTGTGATAAGGACTGCTGAAAGAGAAAAAGGAAAATGAGAATGAAATACTATGATGCCGGAGAGGTCTGGGTAAGAGGTAGACGGCGACAATTTGGCACCTATAGAGAAATTACCAAAGGGATAGGCAAAGGCAAGATAGAGATTGCTCTTCCTGGCCGAAAAAGGAAAGTCGTGATTTCTGCGATAGATATAGTGAGATATCCGAAACATGACAGCCGATTGTAAAGAATAACGAGGAGGCGAAAAATGAAAGCTTTGAGTATTTCGCAGCCTTGGGCATGGCTTATAGCTCATGGATACAAGGATGTAGAAAATAGAGAATGGTATACAGATTATAGAGGCCCTTTAATAATCCATGCATCAAGAACTTGGAGTCAAAGCGGATTTGAATTCATTATTGAGAGGATGGATTTATGGGTACCGGAGAAAGAAAAATATGTTTTTGGGGCTTTAATAGGCATGGTAGATATGATTGATTGTGTGGATCAATATCAATCTAAATGGTTTTTTGGCTCGTGGGGATTTGTCTTTGAAAATGCTCAAATTTTTCAGAACCCGATACCTTATTCTGGGCATTTAAAGTTGTTTGATGTGCCTGAATTTTTATTAAAAGAAAATGGAATATTGAAATGAACGGAGCCCGGGCAAAAAAATTGAGGAGAATGATATATGGTGAAATGTCGACAAGACAACCCAGGAAGTATGTTGGCAATGAAGGCAAAGATGGATTATTATCTTTCAGAAATATGGGATTAAGAAAATTATATCAAAAAGCGAAAAAAGGAGGCGAAAAATAGAGAAATGCCATCAAAAATAAAAATGTCAACAATCGTTATCTTATGGGAGCATGAGTTGAGAATAGCTGCCAAAGCATTGCATAAAATACGAGACGCAAATGCCAGTTTTGAAGATTTTAGTAATGCAATAAAGGCATGTTATGCGGCGGTTTATCATCCTGATTTAATAGATGATAATAATCCAGTAACCATAATGTCAGCTAAGCAGCCGATGAAGAAGAAAAGCCGAAAAGGGGATTTATGAGACATGAATTAGAACGAAGTGAGGGTATAGCTTGCAGCCAGAATGATTGCTATTATTGGGATGCCCTTTATGAACAAAATTGTTCCAAACAGGATTCTGTTGGTGATCCAGGACCGGCATCTTGTATTGATTATCGGCCTAACAAATCCCTAAACTCCGATCCTCCATAGCCAAGCTATTGAGGGTCGGAGTTGAGTCGTTATAGAGAACATAAGCGCGGCAAAACTTCTTGATTTCATCCGGCTGTATGGATTTGTTGTTAATCGAAATCAACAAGTCATCCGACTCTCCATTTCATAATATTAAAATATCATGCCTGAAAAAGTATATGAAATCTTCTTTGACGAAGGTACGGTCGTTGAAATACGAGCGCTTGGCCTTTCCGGCAAATCGAAGTCCTGGAAGGGCTTTGCCAGAGATAACAGTATTGTATCCGGCTATTTTGATAACGCCGCCGATTTTGCTGGGGCCGCCCGTGCATTAGATGCCGTCAAAGCAACCGGTGTGTGGTTTACAATCAATCCGCCTAATCCTGCCCTGCTTGCGAGATCAAAAAATTGCTTAAAGGCCAATCCGAAGGCTACTACAACAGATGATGATATTGTGTGCCTACGGTGGTTGCCCCTTGATTTAGATCCAAAGAGACCATCTGGCATTTCAGCCAATGATATTGAATTGAAAGAGGCGGAGAACCTCGCAAAAGAGATAACCAAATGGTTAGAGGAAGGTGATTTAAAGTTTAAAAAAGGTTTGCGTGCTTTTTCTGGTAATGGATATCATATATTATATCGCTTGCCCGATCTACCTAATGATGAAGAACATCGATCATTGGTAAAAAGATCTATAGAGGCGATTGAAATAACATTTAGGAATGATACGGTCGATATCGATCTAAAGGTATTTAATCCAGCCAGGATTATTAAGATTTATGGTACAACCGGACGAAAAGGAGATTCTACCGAGGATCGTCCTCACCGCAAAAGCTTTTTATTTCCTAAACAGCCTAAAAAACTCTCTGACGTGCCGATGCTTACGCTTGAGCAGCTCAAAAAGCTATCTGTTTTAGCGCCAGAGAAGTCTATCGCTCATCCCCCTGCCCCTTCGCATTTTCAATCTCAGACCGGTCAAAAAACGGGTGAGACAACACCTATGGATTATAATCTGGGAACATTAGATATGAATGCCTATTTGCAGTATTACGGGCGAAAAATTGCTAAAATTAAACAGGAAGGCGTGCTTAGTAGATATGTTTTAGATGAGTGTGTTTTCGATTCTAACCACCGAAACGGCCAGGCATCTATTGTCGTATCACCAGAATATCCATGGTTGACGTATCAATGTTTTCATGATTCATGTCATGATAAGACCTGGAAGATGGCCAGACAGGCGATATCAGGCAACGAGTCATTACGTCAATTCTGTTCCGGGTATGACCCGAATTGGAAATCACCAAAAGAAATGGGCACTGGCATGTTAAGGGCTATTGATCTTGACACCGATCAAGCCGATCAATCTATTTTATTGATTGAGTCTGGCCAAGTTCCTCCCCCACAAAAAATCAATTATGCCGAGTTTTTTGAAAAGAAAGGCAAGCGGGCCACGTTTGTGCCGCGGTATATGGCGAATTACCTTATGGCGTATCTCCAACATATTGTCTATACCGATGGTATATATTGGAGATATCAGCATGGTGTATGGCAGGAATTTTCCAGGGATACGCTGCGACAAATATGTGTGATCGCTCTCAAGGACCAGATTCAGGCCCATTGGATATCAAATTCCCTGGATGTGTTTTCAGCTCTGGTGCAAAAACGAGAGGAGGACTGGCCCGCAGACAAACGTTATGTTAATTGCCAGAATGGAATGGTCGATCTGGAAAAGAAGACATTAATATCGCATGATCCCCATTATTGGAGCAGAGTACAGATCGATGCCAATTACGATATGGATGCCATCCGAGATCGCTGGGATCAATTCCTGGGAGAAGTGTTTCCGGAAGATAATGAAACACCGGATCAACCAGGCAAGGCCCATATGCTACAGCAGTTTTTTGGCTACTGTCTTCTTCCTGATTGCAGGTTTCAAAAAGCTATGTTTCTACATGGCGCCGGTGCTAACGGAAAAAGTGTATCCTTGGAGACATTAATTAATGTGATTGGGAGAGATAACACATCGAGTTTGACAATCACTGATCTCAGCCAACGATTTAAAACACAGTTCCTTCAAGACAAATTAATCAATATTGCGACAGAAACCAACACGCGAGACCCTATCAGCAGCGAGATCTTTAAGGCTGCGATTCGCGGCGATGCGATCACTGCCGAAAAAAAGTACGGCGAACCATATCTATTTAATCCAAAGGCAAAATGGTTGGTGGCCATGAATGAACCGCCAACTATCCCCGATAAAACCTATGGATTCAAAAGAGGTATTATTGTACTTGAATTCAAAAGGCGGTTTGTTGGGGATGAGATTGATCCCTATCTATCCGAGAAATTAGCTAAAGAGAAAGATGGTATTTTTATGTGGGCATTATTTGGATTAGAGGATTTATTACAAAACAATGGATTTGATGTGCCAGAGGTAGTGAAGACGGAATCTGATGAATTTATGAAAACCTTGAATCCTGCGCTAATTTTTATCGATGAGGCTTGCATATTAAGTCCAAAAATGGATGTAGGGACGGTTGAACTATATGAACAGTACAAGATTTGGTGTCATGATGGAGGAAATCGGCCCCTTTCACGGAATAAGTTTCATGACCAGATTCTAATGAATTTTTCAACAGTACGAAAGGAGAGGATAGGCATTGAAGCGGCTGGGACCCGGAGGAAAGGTTTCATTGGAATAGGGTTAAAGGAAAAAATCGAATGATTTTTTTTCGCTTTTCCCTCTCCCCTTTTTGGTTTAAAATTTTATTGCCCAATTATTAAAGATTATTTTGGACGGTTTGGACGGTTTTTACTCTATCTAATTAAATATATTAGTTTTTTTCTTTTTTCTTGGGTGCGATGAAAATAAAAAGTGTAATATAAGTATAAGATAGAAAAAAAACCGTCCAAAGCGTCCAAAAAGACCTAAGATTTTCAAAGCAATGTTGATTTACAACTTTGAATATAAACATGCTCAGGATGTATAGATCTGATTTTTTCAAATGAAAAAGACCTGTTGAAATGCATAGCTTAGGACCTGGTTGGTCGGTTATTTTTTAAAACGGAGGGGGGAAAGGGTAATGCAAGATAAGTCGCTGAAATATATATATAAACTTGTTGAGATAAGAGATTGAATATATTTATGGCTGAATATGAATTGGGTAAGGTTGACCAGGGTTTAATCCAAGTGAGTGATCTGGGAGTGATTATCTGGTGAGAGGTGACAATATAAACGAAGGTTTAAGTATATTGATAAAGTACAATGAAAGTATCTATTTATTTTATTTAATAAAATATAAAATCATATGGAATCTAAGGTTTTCTTTGTAACTATTAATTTTTATATAGTTTCATCAGGATAAATAATGTCAATGATCTGCGTTGTGATTCTATTTTACTTTTCAGATTCTGATCGATCTTATAAAAGTGAAAAACCGAAAAAGCGGGGATTTGAGTCCCATACCCCCATCTAATTATGGTTGGCAGAGAAATTTTTCAATTTTTCGTTTTTTATACTGGACATTTTAAATATAGGGGAAGGGGAAATTTACTATAGTTATAATGTTTATAATTTATCTTTTAAGATAAGGAAGATATATTATCATGAAGGGAAAAATTTCTAATAAGATTGTTTATGTTTTATCTTTGCTGATAGGTATTCCATTAGGTTATTTGTATATTCCAGATAATACATCAATGTTGCAGTGTATCTGGTATCCTGTTATTGTGTCTTTCTTTGTAATATGTTTAATAATGATTTTAAAAGGTATTTTTGAGGAGTATATAATAAGGAAATAAAACCCCTAAAAATAGCTTGTCAAGCTTTTTTTTAAAAAAATTAATATTTATAATAATCAAGATTAATCTATAATAACTTCTTATCTTAAAACTCCGCCAGACGACCCATCTTTTTTAAAACCCATGCTATAGTATTCACATTATCAGTCACCACTATATAAGCTAATAAATGGTATCGAGATGATTTTTTCATTATGCCCGATGTGCAATCACATCATGGTCTTTTCAAAGGATTTGGAAAGTATCCTTCATTGTAGCTTTTGCGGCTTTACGCAGATTTTTTTCAAATACGACTATGGGACAGAAAACAGATAAAATCACCAAGCACAATCTTGGCCCTCGCATTCTTCATCTTTTAACAGAAGAAGGGAAGAATAGCGTAGAGATTGCCAAGATTCTGACCGGCGAAGGTTTTTCCATATCACAACCCACCGTGTCTCGCTGGATAACAAAAGAGCGAGAGAGTCATAGAGACGAAGTAAAAGATATCATTCACGACCATGTATCAAAGGTAATTCCTGATGATCTCAAGGCCCTTGAAACCATGGAAGAACAATGTCTCAAATGGGCTGAGGAAGATTCCGATACACGGTCAGAGCGTATATCCGCGTGGCAAAAGATTAAGGATTCATTTAAATCCATCCGGGATGTCATTCTTTCAGCAGATACTGAAACACAAGATGATGAGATGAAGGCATTCTATAAACGGTGCCTAAACTGGATAATTGAGGATCTTAATAATCAAAAAGAACGACTTTCCGCCATGAGAGAAGCCCGGAGCATTATTGACACAAAATTAAAATATGCAGGGATTCTTGAAGGCCAGACTGCTGGAAATATCTGGATTACTCCTGAAAAAGATGCCGAACAATTATCAGAAGAGGATATACCGCCTCATAAGCAATTACTCCACATTGCAGGCAAAGATAATGAAAAATGATTTAATATTTGATCTCAGTCCCACTCAATATAAATTTGTCACAAGCCAATCTCATATAGTCCATTTACTCGGTCCAATGGGAGAAGGTAAAACCTACGCAGGTGTAGCCGGACTTATAGCACATGCACAACGGTGTCAGAAAAATATACGAACGGCTCTTGTTCGGGATACATTTCAAAATATTAAGACAAGCACTTTGCCTGATATAAGGGAATATCTTGGGAACTGGGTGCAATTCAGCGACGCCGGCAAAAAGATGATTATTAAGAGCACTCCCCGTATCGAGTGTGATCTTTTTGGAATTGATGATGAGGCTTCTATCTCAAAATTACAGGGTCCTCAATATGCAGCAATATGGCTTGAGGAACCAGCACCGATCTATGAGAAAGCGAATGCTGGACTTCCAAGAGAGGTTTTTAATATGGCATTGGCCAGGGCATCACGACAACGAGGCACTGTAATGAGGGTGCAGATCACACAGAACCCCGCTGATGAGGATCATTGGACAAGTCAATTATCAGAAGAGCCACACGAATATCTCACCTTGCAGAATCCGATTACTGGTGAATACATCACTATCTATAAAGATACCTTCTGGATTCCCAAAGGAGAAAATAAACATCTTAGTCCACTTACCAGAGCCGCTCAGATGGCGGCGTTTAAAGATGATCCTGCAAAGTGGCAAAGATACGTAGAGGGCGAAACCGCTACCATTCAACTTGGTAAAAAGGTTACTCCTGGATATCATCCTGCAATACATTTCAGTAAAAACGTCTTGCCTGTATATAAATCGGGGATGCTTCAATTCTGGGATGGTTGGCAGCATCCTTCCTGTATTATCGCCCAATATAATGCATTTGGACAATTGGTTATTCATGATGTACTGGTCGGTGAGGAGATCGGCACAAAAGAGTTGATCGAGGAGCAGATCGATCCCCTTTTGAATACACCGAAATATAAGGATCAGATTACCTCTTGGAGAATCATCGGTGATCCTACCATGAGAACCCCTGATCAGAGCAGCATTAGATCTACCACTGCAAAGATCGTAGAGAAGCGGTTTGAAGCATCATTCGAGCCGGGGCCGAGCCATTGGCATGTGATTAAGGAGCCTTTAAATAGGTGTTTTAAACGGTTTTTAAATGAAGGAAGGCCTGCTGTGATTTTGTCCAGGTCTGCGGTGAAGCTGCATCGTGCACTAAAAGGTGGATGGCATTATAAAACGGATAACAATGGCGTTGTTGTTGGAGATAAGCCGATCAAAAACATTCATTCGCATCCTGGAGATGCCTTTTCGTATGGAATCGCTATTCTAACAGGACGCAGCGCACAGAAAAAGATAAAAAAACAATCCATTCAGCAGAGGCAGAAAAGGGCTCTAAGTTATCGCGGCGGGAATTATAGCCGGGCAAGTGAAAATGTAAATGTAATGCATGGGGGATAAGATGCCAGTGCCAAAAGGATCTAAGACAAAGAGATGCTCTATGCAGCGGGGTATATTTCGTAGTGATCCAGAATATGGCAAGAAATGGGTAGAGGAGTTCGGCGATCAATGCAAAGGCGTATCCATGGCAAAAACAAAAAAGGTCAGAAAGAAAACTCAAAGCAGTAAAAAGGTTTTATATGCCAGGTAAATTTGATCGATATTGGGAAATGAAAGAAGGCGGGCCATATGATGATGGCCAAGAAGTTTTTAAATGCAAGGACTGTGGCGCGGTAAGTTTTCATGAAAAAGGTTGGGATGGAGAGCCTGATCCGCATCAATGTTCTGCAAAATGCCAGGATAATCAAGGAGATTGGCAACCGGGATCTGTGAGTAATGCCTATCGGAGAAGCTTTGATATGATCTTTCCAGATGCGCCAGGGGCGGGAGTTTAGGATTTTACCCGCCTAGGGCGGGTAAAGATTGCGGATTGCCGATTGCGGATTGAAAATTGAAATATAAACCATAAAAACCTGAACGGAGAACCTTTTTATGAAGATTATTTACGCCAGTTATGCATGTTGCGCCCGGGTCATTAAGGAGGGCATTGCTATGATGCAGGCAGGCCATAATATTATTTTTATCCAACAGACAATGGCGAATTGGGATCTCCTGCAAGCGCTTCCTATCACTTCATTTTATGGAAATGCCTTCTCTTCTTATGCGCTGCCCAAAAATTTTAAACGCAAGTTATTGCTTTTTCCTGATATCGATTTAATCCATGTGCACAATGAGCCATCCTGGCTCGGCTATATTGCTAAGGAAGTACGGCCAGATATACCCGTTATCTTTGATGCCCATGATCTAGATGCCGTTCGTTATGGCAAGGCAACCGCGGATGAGCGAAAGTCCATAGGGGCCTGTGACGCTGTTATATTTCCAAGTCAGGGATATCGTGAATATTGTCTCGGATCAAAAGATTTTACAAAATCTTATAAGGGAAGCAAATACACCTCTATCGTAAATAAACCCACTGAGGTTATCTATAGCATGTGCAATGAGCATGTAATCGGTCTTCCATCTCTTCCACGGATTCCTGGCATTGTATATCAGGGCGGAGTTTCAATAGATCAAGGTTATAGGGATTATCGAAATGTTGCATTATACCTGACAAAGAATGATATCTCATTCCATGTGTATGGTGCTACTATGGATTTTATTAAGGAATATTCGGCTGCAGGCGCAATTTGTATGCCAACACTCCCATATCTTGATTTAATAAAAGAGCTTACCAGGTATGATTGGGGATTTGTAGGCTCGCCGATCGATTCGCCTCAGTGGAATAATGCCATGCCGAATAAGATGTTTGAGTTCATAGCGGCTGGAATCCCATGTCTTGTTTATAAGGCGGATGAGGCAGCGGAATTTGTAACGAAACATAAGCTGGGAGTTGTTGTCAATAGCCTGGATGAGATACCGAAGATCTATGATCAGCATGAATTATATCGAAGAATTGTTCAGGAGAAGCGGCATCAATTTACCATGAAAAGCCAGGTAGATAAGATTCAGGGATTATATAAAAAGGTAATGGATAAAAGAATGAAACTTCCCTCCGGTTCGTAGACCCTACGGTTCGGAGAGAAATTTGAAACTGGAAAGACATAAATGAGTAATTATTTAATCACACGATGTACGGTTTTTGACATGGCTGGGATAGCCATGATTCAGGGCGCTATGATCGGGTTGGGTAAGCTTGATCCAGAGGCCGAGTTTGCTGCACTTATTTTAAAGCAAAATGATGCAGAAAATCCTGTTTGCCGGACCTATATTGATCCGCCTGACTATACCGATGCCTTTGCATGGGCGGATTGTGTTCTGGATATTGGTGGATTATGCCGAGGAACTGATCCTTTTCGGATGCGTTATATCCAAACGTGCCGAAAAAAGGATATCCCTTATATTTATATGAGCCAAAGTTTCGATAATCCTTCGATAGAAATGATAAAAGATATTCCCATAGTGGCCAGGGGCAAAAATGCAGCCATGGAAATAAAGAGAATTACAGAAAAACTTCCGCCGATTGCTGCTGATTTATCGTTTTTGATCGATCCTTTGCCCTGGAATGGAAAGGCCTATAAGCGCGGGTATACTACATATAGTGGCAGATCATTTGGTGGAATGTTTGCAACCTGTCATGAAGTCCCTTCAGTTCAGATTATATTAAAAACTGTTCGTGAGATTATTTGGGAGCCTCTTTTGGATGATTTGCCGGTATTTCATGGGTCTCCTGCGGAGATATTTGGCCTGATTGAAACACTGGATGAGGTGCATACCTCCCGCTATCATACCGGAGTTGGTGCTGTTATGTGTGGAAAGCCATGCAGTTTTTTTGTGGATTATATGCCTAAATATGAGGATCTCTTAAGCTTTTCCGGCATGACAAGAAATGAGCTTAAAAAATCGGCCATGATCTCATGTGAGTTGGTTATGAATACATTAAAAGGATAGGTATGGAGTTTCCAGATGTTTTATCAAGGAGAAAAAGCTGTAGGCAATATAAAGATAAAGATGTCCGGTTTAATTCGATTGAATCAATTGAATGGGCAGGTTCAAGGGCTCCATATGCAAGTGGAGGACCGCGGCGAAATTGGTATATAACGCTTGATAAAGAAACCAAGCTCAAGATGCAAGAGGCATCTTTTAATCAAGAATATGTAGGCTCGTGCGGCGCTATAGTGACGGTATGCGGAATCGATTGCGATGCAGCCCTTAAATCTGGGCATCAGAAATATATATTTGATTGTGCGGCTGCTGCAATGTGCATGGACCTAATGGCAATCTCTATGGGACTTGGGACATGCTGGATAGGCCACTTTGATGCGGATAAGGTCAAGGAAATAATCAAGACACGGTATAAACCTACGATATTATTGCTTGTAGGATATCCGGTTGAGAATTAAGAAGATTTTAGATTAAAAGATTAAATAAAAGAAAAAAAAAGAGCATGAGCGAAAAAAGCACAATTGAGATGCAGCGCGAAGTTCAATTGGAAATGAATGTTCCCTATATATGGGAACATGTTTATGTTTTATATATAGGCGCAAATGTAGATAGGTTTCATTTTAAAAATAATTTAAGGGATCATGACTGCCAAGTAGATATATTGGAAATAGATGAGGATAGATGCAGAGATCTTGAGAAATTAGATTGGATAAACAAGGTCATTCATGGAGATGTAGCGGATATAGATCATTTCATTGAGCCGGATCAACCCTACGATCTTATTTTGTGGTCGCATGGCCCGGAGATACTTGAAAGAGAAGATCTAATATTTTCTACCATAGAGAAATTGATTAATTTAACATATGAAACATTGGTTTTACTATGCCCATGGGGTCGATATGACTACACTCTGGACGAAAAAAAGCATTTGAGATCCAGCGATATTAATAAGATTGCCCTGTATCCTGATGATTTTTTAGAGCATGGTTTCAGTGTGTCTGTATTGGGTAAAAAAGATGTCCGAGGGAGTAATTTATTAGCGTGGAGGTGTGTGTGAAAGGTAGGTCCAAGGTTCAAGGTTCAAAGTTCAACGGTTAAGATGAGATTAAGAAAATATGAAACCATATTATGAAAATAACGGCATAACCAT